TCATCTTGTCTCCTTCGCCGCGGTGCGCGTCTGATTCGTTGCGGGGTTCGGGAAGGGGCGGCTTGCCGGTCGGGCGGCGTCCATCACCTTCAGTGCCCCGGCCATGTCGCCGGCGGCAAGGTGATGCAGGGCCAGGCCGCGCGCCTCCCATGCGCGGACGATGGCCGGACCGGCCGACTGCAGGTCGACCCCGCTCATGCTGGCCAAGTCGCGCCCGGTGCACTGGATCCTGTCGCCGAAGGTGAGCAGAAGATCGTCAGCCACGGGCTATCTCCATGGCAAAATGTGACCTGGGGCGATGGAGGACCAGGGAATGGATTGGTGGCTTGGCGTTAACCAATGTTGGCCGATGGGCAATAACTGTGCTGTAGATTGGGACGCTTGGAGCTTCGGCACCTCCTTCGTAGCGCTCTTGATCGCTTGTTTGAGCATCATGGTCACGGCCACGTCCGCCGTAGCCGTCTTTTGGCTCGGACATCAGGCGAACGCAGTTGCAGCTTCCACACATGATGTAGCGAATGAAGATAGGTTGAGAGAAGGTCGATTCTTGCTGATCTACCTGCACCCGGAGCTCCTCGAAGTCCATTCCAGCGTTGTCGCATGGCTTGGCAACGCGGAATTTTTGGAGACACATTTTTTGACGTTGGAGCATGCTGACCGAAAGAAGCTGCTCGACCCAATTCTGTCCTTGAAGTTTCCGAATGCTGAGGAACGACTCTCCCGCCTGCATGTGCTTGAGCCTGGTGTCGGTCACTGCTTCGCCCGTGCGTTGGGATCGGTCCGCTTCCTGAAAATGGCCATTGGGCCAACGATGCGAATGAAGAACGATGGCAACGGACGGATGCAGATTCGAAGCCTGATCGAGTCTGTCGGTGAGCTTGATCACGATGTGGGGGTGGTCATCAAGGCTGCTCAGAAAGAGATGTACCCTCGATCCTGAAGCGCTTGAAATCCTCATCCGGTAGTGAGCGTACGGTTGTGGTTGTTCACCCATTGCCCATCCCCGGCGCTGCATCGCGCTGGCCGATCAGGGCCAGCTCAGCGTCCACCTGGGCGATCTGCCCATCAACAGCGGCATCCTCGCGATCACCGTTGCCGTAGCTGTTCATCAGCCGGTTCCGCCTATCCAGCAGGTGGTCCTGCCGGGTTCCCTGCACGTCAGGGCCAGCGGCGAATATCGGCTCGATGGTGCGGCCCATGCGCTCGAACCGAGCGCGCGAGTCTTCCTCCATCGTCCAGTCGGTGGCCACGCCATCGGTCGTGGTGCACAGCCAGCCACGGAACTGCCTTAGGTCGATGCCCTGCGCGGGCGGGGGGGCCAACTGCAAGGCCTGTGCTACCACCGCCTGGCCTTCGACCGTCAGGGTGAACTCGTTGTTCTCGTCGCCTTCGATCAGCCAACCGCGCGCCTGCAGGTCCAGCAGCTCAGGCAGCTTCAGGGTGGTCTCCCCGTTCCAGCCGAACTGGGTATCGCAGACGATCAGGTTGCGGACGGCTTCGGCGATAGTGGTCGTTTCCTCGGTGCTCATGCCTTGTGCTCCAGCAGGAAGGTGGTATCGATGCGCCAGCCGGCCTCACGGGCCCCGAGCAGGCGCAGCTCGTTGGTGTCGAAGTCGTCCAAGCCGAGGAAGGCAGCGGCGAGGTCGATGTGGTTGGGTGATAGCGGCCGGCCCTCATAGAAAAGGTCGTAAACGTTGTGCCTGGTGCAGCCCCAGACCTGGGCGAGGTCCTGCATGCGCCGGCCTTCCTCGGCCAGGTGTCTGCGCAGGTGCGCGCGAACGCTGGTGACGGAGCGGGGCACCCGGATAGGCCGGCCACCGGCGGCCATGCCGTTGTTGGCGTGCTGGCGGCGGGCCATCAGGGCCTTCCATGCGCCAGCGCGGGGGCTTGCTGCGGTGCGCTCACAGCGCTGGCCAGCTTGCCCGTTTCATCCATCAAGCGGATCGCATCGAGCTCGACCTTGACCGCGCCGATGTAGGTGGTGGCCACCATCGTCGAGGTCTTCGCGCGCTCGATGACAAGGCCCATGTCCTCGGCGCTCAGGTTGTCGTCACCCAGCCTCTCCAACATGGCCACCAGGTGGTCGCGGACGTCACTGACCTTGTTCTTCATGCTGCTGCTCCTTCGTGCGTTTGTTGATTCGGCGGGTAATCCGCGCCTTCAGGTGGATGAGTTCTTTGACTTCCGGCGGGTAGCGGTTGTGGAAGGTGTTGCGCCTCATGTTCTCGGCCAAAGTCACGACCTCCAAGCGGTCGGCGGTGATATCGGCCGCGACGAACGTCTTCATGCCGGGACGGAAAATGACGATGTGTCCATCTGGCACCGGTCCGTGTGCCGCCTCCCAGACGATCACGTGCACCGGGCGCCACCGCTTGACCGGGAAGATGGACGGGTCATCGGTCACCTTGCGCATCAGCGCCTTTCGCTTTGGGTCCACCTTCTCCGTGCCGATCGGCACGTAGTTGCGAGACTCGCTCGCAGGGCGGCCCTTCTTGAACTGGGTGGCAGCCATGCGCCCTGGGGCCCAGCCGGGCCGCTTCAGTCCCTTGTTTGCCGGTACCGAGCCCGGCCGGAAGCGGGCGGCGATGGAACGCGGATCTTCGGTACCGTTCCACAGACGCGCCAGCGGCTGCGTTTCGAAGTCATCCGCCTTCTTGAGGCCCAGCTGGTGCGCGCGGCGATAGACGGACGCCCGTCCACGCCCCAGAACGTGCGCGATCAGGAAGGCTGGGAACCGCGGCCAGTTGATGCGCAGCGTCTCGTCCTCGTCGGCAGTCCAGGCCCGACCGTTCATTCGTCCGTGCCTCCGTTGAGGGCGGCGCGAAGGCGTTGGACCTCCGCGCGCCAGAATTCGATGGTTTCGTCGCTGCTGGTGCGCAGCGTTTCGTAGTGGCCCAGGTTGGCCGCCGCTTCGATCAGCTCGGCCAGTAGCGGCTCGCGTTCCTCGGGCGTCAGCAGCCCGGCCCGGCGCAGCACCAGGTTCTCGCCCTGCAGCTGCTCGTTCCGCTCGACCGCCAGCACCAGCCAGTGGCGCAGCGCGTCCTTGGTCGGCTGCTTCATGCGGCCCGGCGCCTTGCCTTCGGCCGGCTGCAGTACGAGCGCGCTCATCAGCGAGCGTCCCGCCGGGCTTCGGCCAGAATCTCGCGCAGGTCCTCAAGCACCTTGCGGTCTTCGCCCTGTGCGGTGGCTGCGGCCAGGGCGCGCTCAAGCGCGTATACGCGGTCATTGGGGTGGATGCAGTTCATGGCAGAATCGGCTCCAACAGGGAGGGGATGCTATGTCGATGCTCGATGGCGTGAGCCAGTGCTGGTGGCTGAGCAAAACGTGTGTGGTGAACTGGGATGCATGGGCCGCCATCGGCACGGTCGCAGCCGTATTCGCTGCGATTTTTGCTCCAGCCATTCAGCGCCTCCTTATCCGGCGACGGGCCAACGCGATGTTTGCCCTGGCGTATCGGATAGATCTGCTGATGGCGCTCACTCTTGTTCGGAGTATTCGGAGAGAGTTCCCGTTCGGCATGAAAAATGCCGAGGCACGGGCGGCGGAAGCGTTGGTCCTGACTGACGAGAAGTTCCGGGAAGACTTCGATTCGAAGGTGAACGGCCTTGACTCGGTGACCTCTAGGGATGTGGACCTCACGAAATGGGTTGGTGTGGATGTCGGACTTGCTGCGAAGGTAGCCCTCGCAATTGAAACGACCAGACACTTGCAGCAGGCAGCCCGAGGTTTGGTGGCCGCTGCTCGCTCGGGCGATGCAGCTGACATGTTTGCGGTTGTGGAGCATGTAGGCGGTCATGCGAATGACCACTTGTACAAAGCCGACTGCGCGGCGGTGCGTGCTCTCAAGCCGATCACACGCCAGAAGAATCTGGACGGTTGAGAACCGTCGAGTTCGCTTCACGCGGCAACCTCCATCGCGGCCAGGTCGATCTCGTCCACCTGGTCGCGCAGGCGGTGGCAGGCAGCACGCAGCGCGATCGCCATGTCCCGGCGGCTGTCATGGCGGTAAAAGTTCAGCCCGAGGAAGTGCAGTGCACCGGCGTGGTCGCGGCGGAACAGGCGGTACACGACGATGCCGGAAGCGCCCATAGGGAACCTGCCCCAGGAGAAGCCGGTGTTCTTCGTCGGCGAGCGGCGGACAACCTGGCAGCGGCTCATGGCTTGCCTGCCTTCGCGGCCTTGCGCTGCTCCGCGCCACCCTCGACCACCTGACGGCGGCTGATGCCGGCCTTGTCGATCGCGGTGATGCCCAGTATCTCGATCTTCCCGCCAGCCTTGCGGAAGCGCTCCAGGTCGGCGGCGATCGTGCGCGACTCGGTTTCCTTCTGCTGCCGGGTCGGTGTGTCGAACAGCGGCTTTACGTGGATGCTGGTCATGGCTGCACGGCGAAGGCGCCGGCAGCACGCTGGCAGCGAACGGACGGGGTAAAGGAGAGGATGACGGCGCTCATGACAGCTCCTTTCCGGAAGTGATCTGGATACGGCGCAGACCGGCGAGCAGCTCGTCGCTGACTGCTTCCTCAGCGCGGGAGAACAGGCAATCGCCGGTGTCCAACTGCTGGAGGTAACGGCCGGCGTTCCGAGACCTCGACGCGCACGCAGCACTCAAGCATGTGCAACTGGAATCAGGTATCTGTTGCGAGTTGGTGGAGATGGACGCCAGCCCGGTCGTGAAGGCACTGCTGGATGCGGCCGAGACGGTGCTGGGCACCGGCGCGCGGAAGGTGCTGGCGGCGGTGCTACCGGAGATCCGCACCATCCCGGTGAAGGTGGCCCAGTCCCTAGCGTTCGATTCGATGGAGGAGGAGGACTTTGCCGCCTTCTTCAAGGGCATCACCGCCTGGATCGGTGACCACTACGCGCACGTCATGTTGGACGACGTGCGCGCGGACTACTGGCGGATGGTGAATGGCCGGCAGCGAGCTGGAGCAGCCGCATGAACTTCCCCATCTCAGTCGTAGGTGGGCATGTGGAGACGAGACCTACCCTTCGTGAGTCGTCGCCACGTTCGCCTGACGAACCACCACGGTTTAGTCGGAGGAAGAGCGTTATTCGCTGCCTTCATTGCTTCTTCGACGCACATGTCCAACGTGTCTACGGCCATACCCATCGTGCTGATCGCACTGAGCGCATGCTTGCCCTTGATTCTTTTGAGCTGGTCGAAGTGCTGGTCAAGGTCCTCGCAGGCACCTATGGCCATGTCGATCAGCGGAAGCAATCTACTGTCTGGGAGATCGTGAAGAGGAACTGCATTGAACGCCGATGCAAGACGAGCGAAACCCAAGGTTTCTCCTACAAAAGGATGCTCAAGAGCGTGAGTGGCGCGGTTGTAGGCAAGTTGTGCCTTGTCAAAAGCGAGAATGAAAAGTTCCATCAGGGAATCAAGTCGTCTTTTCCGTGCTCGACGCTCTTGCTCGAAGGCAAGACGCCCGGCAAAACGAATTGCTGCTACAGAGAGAATCGCCTGGGCCCAAGCGGCCCACACCTCTGGCTTCAGGCATGGCCATCCAACAATCCAAATGCAGTACAGGGGGTCTTCCATGCAGAGCTCAATTCCTCGACCGGGGTAGAAGCATGAAGCGCGGTCGTTCAACGGGCAACCCTACGGTTGCCCAACAGCAGCGCATGGACGCGATCAAGGAGATTGGCTGCGTGGTCGCGCAGGCGCTGGGCCTGGGTTTCATCCCCTATGAGGTCCACCACCTGACCGTCGGTGGCAGGCACGGCCAGAAGCGCCGGGGCCATGACTTCGTCATCGGGCTGAACCCCTGGTCCCACCGAGGCGAGCCGTTCGGCGGCATGCGCGCCGACACCTGCGAGCGGCTTTTCGGGCCGTCCTACGCCAAGCAGCCGCGCCGGTTCCGGCAGGAAATCGGCAGCGACGACTACCTGCTGGACCTGCAGAACACCCTGATTCAACAACACTTGGAGAAGACCTCATGGCGACCAGCCGACTGATTTTTGCAGTAGACCCGGGCCTCAAGGGCGCGGTGGCTGCGCTCGCCGACGGGTTGCCCTGCGGCGTCCTGGACATGCCCACCATGGAGGTCGACGGCCGGCCCGAGATCGATGCCCGGGCCATCGCGGTCTTCATCAGGGAGCGGCGCGGCGCCCACCCGGGGGCGGAGGTCCTTGCTTGCATCGAGCGGGTCCGGGCGATGCCGGCTCAGGGCCGGAAGCAGGGCGCCCAGTCGTCCATGAACTTCGGTGACAACTACGGCAAGGCCAAGGCCGTGCTGGAGCTGTTGGGCATTCCGACGATCCGCGCCGAGCCGCTGAGCTGGAAGCGTCGGTTCGGGCTGGTGGGGCAGGACAAGGACGCGTGCCGGCTGCTGGCCATCCAACGCTTTCCTGCCGCTGCGCATTACCTGACCCGGAAGAAGGATGACGGGCGCGCCGACGCCCTGATGATCGGCCTATGGGCTGCGCACCAGGTGGCGATGGGCAAGGCAGCATGACGGCCGACGTTGCCGAGGTCCGCCTACGGAAGAGGTATCGGGCCTATCTGAAGAAGCACGGTCGATGCGCGGTGTGCTCCTTCGGGGCCGAAGGCGACGACGGCTTCCACTGCAAAGGGTGGCCCACCCGGGTGGCCACCTGCGACACCGACGGCAAGCTGCCGGCGTTTCGATTCGATGACCAAGTATTGGAGCAACTTCGCGATGCGTAGCAATGACCCCCTGACCGAAGTCCTCCGCCGCTGGGGCCACGCCCAGGTAAACCGCTTTGCGCTGAGCCGTGCCGACCGGAGCGTGCATGTACTGGACAAGGTCCGGGACCATGCCCCGCTGACGCGGGAGCGGGCAGCACGGGAACTGGTGGGCAGGGATGGGGCGGAACGCCGGCGATTCATGGCCGCCCGGTCCGGCGTCCAGGGAATGAGCATGCTGCCGATGTGGGCCGTCAGCCCGATTCGTTCCGCCAACGACGCGGATCAGCCACACGACAACCCGGAGATCGCGGTGGACACCGGCACGCCCGACGAGCTGCGCTGGGTCGATCGCGCCATGGCGTCGATGCACCGGCAGTACCCGCTGCGGGCGCTGATCGTGCGCACCGAGTTCACGGTGTCCGCCAGCCAGGCGGTGAAGGCCCGAATGGTGGCCGAGCAGTACGGCGGGGAGCTCTCCATCTGGCAGTACCGCCGCGAGCTGCAGCGCGGGGTAGACTTCATGGGCGGCAGGATCGCCGCATAACTACAGGGGTGGTTTATGGCTGCGTCGAAGGAAGAAATTGCGCGCGATATTTTGATTGCAGCGCTGGGTACATTCAGCGGAAGGGTAGAGGGCAAGCGCCTCGGAGAGGAATATCGGGAGCTGCTGAAGCAGGTTGGAGAGGGAATTCACGAAGAGCGCCAGATAGAGCTGAAGCGTCCATAACGACCGTGCCACTTGACAAGTTGCACAAGCAAATGCCCTAATTCTGCAACTGTCAAGAATTGTCCCTGAAGCCCCGGCCCTGCGCTGGGGCTTCTGCGTTTCCGGGACCCCTACACCGATCGACCACCGTGCGACCAGGCCCACCATCCTCGCCGTGAGGCGACAAGGGCCGGCACATCCATTCCTGGGCGAAAACTGGGCTGGGTCCATGACCCCGGCCAATGTGCCTATCCAGCGGTGGTGATCGGCCTATCCTTTGCAGCGGTCGCTGTATGGCACTGCTATTTGTTCAAGCAGGCGCGGTGGAGAAGAGAACGCAGGAAAAAGAGCTGGTCATAGGGCACGGTGCCCAACTCCTCGTGGTCATGGACGTACCGCCACTGTTCAAAGGTGTCTTTGATCAGGGAAAGAAGACCTCGAACATCTATTGGGTCAGCGCATCCTGCCTCTTGCTGTGCTTCAGCGACCCTACTCGCAATTGCCATTTTTGCGGCTTGAGGCAGCCGGTCGTATAGCTTCAGCAGGTCGTGGCCCCTCTGCTCGTTGCCATGTCTAAGGGACAGGGCTTTCAGGTACAGCTCGAGACAGAATGCAGAATTGACGACGTAGGGAATAGAGAGGGGACGTCGATCTACAGGCCGCGTTCCCAAGTCGTAGTTCATTATCAAGCCGCAGGCATCTCGGAAGTCCATGGCCTGTTGGCGGATTAGCATCCATCGAGGAAGAGGAGGCCGTTCGTGCCCGAGCTCCTTGATCTGTGCCCGAGCGAGTTCAAGGTCTTTTTGGGAGTCGCCAGTGGCCTCGAACCACCCAATCACTTGGCCATTGACTATCAACTCACGCCGTCCTGGTTGAGCGTACTTCATTTCGAAGGTCCTAGAGCCTGGGCTTGACCCCAATGGTACTGATTACTGGTACCGCAAGTTCTATTCAGTTCACGCCCGCGGCCCCCCGGACCAACCATGTCACTTCGCACCAGCCGGTAGTGGGGCGGGCATGGTCGGACACCAATGACCGTCTGACCCGGCACAGCCATCGAGCAATGAACGGCCAGAAGCGCATGTTCGGCGAGCCTTTCCAAACGCCGAGCGGTGCGCTGTTGAACTACCCGGGCGACACCAGCTTGGGAGCCGGGGCGGAGGAGGTTGTTGGCTGCCGCTGCACAAAGCAGTACCGGATCGACATGACCGCGGAGGTGCTGCGTGGCCAACAAGTTCGGTGATCAGGTGAAGGCCTTTGCCGAGAAGGCAAAGCTGCGGCAGCTGGCCATCTTCCGCGAGTCGGCCCAGCAGGTGATGGAGGAGGCGAACACCCCGGAGGGTGACGGCGGCAAGATGCCCATCGACACCGGGTTCCTCCGAAACTCAGCGGTGGCCTCGACCGAGGGCCCGCCCGACGGCACCGGCGGCGATCCCGCCCTGGTGTTCTCGGCAGTTGAGCTAGGGCAGACGGTGTGGGCCGGCTGGACCGCTGCCTACGCGCTGCGCATGGAGCATGGCTACTACGGCGAGGACAGCTTGGGCCGGGTCTACGCACAGCCCGGCAAGGGCTTTATGCGATCGGCCACCCAGAACTGGATCTTCATCGTGGACAGCGTGACCAAGTCGGTAGGGGACAGGATCAAATGAGCGACACGGAGATCTATGACGCCTTCGCCGGGCTGGTGGGCGCCTTCGCTGCGGCCCAGAACCTGCCTTGCTCCTACCCGGCGCTGGGATTCAAGCCGCCGGCTGCAGGCGCATGGCTGGAGCTGCAGTGGTTCCAGAACGAGACGCAGAACTACGGCATGGCCGATGACGGTCCCTCGCTCAAACAGGGCTTCGGGCAGCTCTCGGCCTGCTACCGGCCGGGGCAAGGGATCATGGTGGGCACGCGCATCACCGACCAGATCATCGCGGCCTTCGCCAAGGGCACGACCTTCGCCGGGATGCGGGTGTACCGGAAGCCGTGGACCTCCGCCCTGATCCAGGACCCGGAGCGGATCATGCACCCGGTGACCATCAGGTGGCAGGGGTTCGTGTCGGGGTAGAATCCGGCCATGAGCCCCAAGCCGCCCAACCTGCACCTGGTCCGAAGCAATGCGCCGCCCACCGAGGGCGAGCTGGCGGAGCTGCGAGAGGCGGTCGATAGGATGCGGCGGAACCGCACGCTGCTGGATGCGTTCAACCGGGAGCAGGCGCGGTTCGTGCGGGATGAGTACTTGGCGTATGTGGAGGCAGGCTTCACGCGCGATCAGGCGCTGAAGTTGGTGGCAGCGAAGTTGTCCCCGGCCCAGAAGTAGCTCTAGTATCAAGCTCCATCAAAAAGGAACTTGGAACATGGAACTTGAAGGATCCGGCGTAACCAAGCACGGCCAGGATTTCACGGTCACGTTGCGGTTGCGTGCCAACGGTGACGGCGAGCAGTGGGCGGACTATGACGATGGCCACGGCAGGTTGGAGACTGGTCTAGCTGATGAGCAGACCAACATGCCCGTCACTCTGATCTACGACGAGAGCGGAAATCGCATGTCCGTCTTGGTTCACGGCAATCCCGTGTTCGATTTGGCGGATCTGGAAGCAGTTCGCAGAGGCGGCATAGTGAGGCTCTCGCCGTCGTCGGATGCATTCAGGGACTGGCACTGCAATTTGACGATTGCCAAGGTGTGAGCACCTATTTCTAACTGCAATAGTTGTCCAAGAGGCCCGCCCACCAGCGGGCCTTTTTCGTTCCCCAAGACCCCGCCCCGTGGCGGGTTTTTTTACGCCCATCGCGAGGAGATACGGCCATGGCCGAAGCAAAGACCAACGCAGGTTCCAAGCTCTACATCTGCGTCACCCCCAAGAACGCAGACCTGACCGAGACCGAGTTCGCCGCACTGGCGTACGTGCAGGTGAAGAAGGTCGGTAGCGTGGGGGAGCGTGGTATCAACACCAACATCGTCACCTACGACACCTGGGACACCGTGGTTGCCCTCAAGGGCAAGGGCATCACCAATGCCGGTGATCCACCGGTGGAGGTCGCGCAGGACTTGTCCGATCCGGGCCAGATCGCCATGCGCGCTGCCGGCGCGCCCAATGTCGCAGATGCCTACGCGTTCAAGGTGGAGCGGGCCGACGGCTCGATCGAGTTCCTGCGCGGCCTGGTGGCCGGCCCGAACTCCCCGGGTGGCCGCAACGAGGACTTCGTGCTGAACACCTACACGCTGGCGCTGAATCAGGTGCCGATCGCGGTCGCAGCGCCAACCACCCTGTAGCCCCGAACACCTCGGGGGATAGGGCGGCCGCCTGACAAGCCTGATCTGATCCAGCCGGCTTTCCCCCGGGCTCTCTACCAGTCACCGGCGACCCAGATAGGCTTGGTTCCAGCATGGAGAACATTTAGAATCCGCCCGAAAACAAGGGGGGGTGTATGTCTGACGGTCCAAAAGAGGGTTTTAGCGGTTTCGGTGAGGGTGTCAAGGCTGAGTTTCTCAGCCGTATGAGAAGCCCGTTAGTTGGTGCGTTCGTTCTCAGTTGGATAGTGTGGAACCACAGGGTTCTGTTTGTTCTTTTTTCTGACATGAAGGTTGGAAAGAAGTTCGATTTTATTGATATGGATCTCTATCCGAGCCTTGCTGATTTTTGGCTCTCGAATGCGCTATGGCCTTTTCTTTCAGCCATCGGCTATATCTTCCTCGTCCCGCTGTTTACGCGATGGGTGCATCGTTGGAATCTTTATCGCCGCCGGCTATCGCACGAGGATGAAGTGCGCTCTCAAGGGTTACAGGTCCTGACGTTAGCGGAGGGAAGACGGCTTAGAGAAGTGGCGTCCGAAAAGAGGGGCGAGGCTGAAGCGCTAAAAAAAGAGCTGGCTGATTTAGGTCTGGAGATGACCAAGCTTAGGGCTATGCATGCATGTTGCCAGTACCCGGAAGTTGGCCGTAGCCGCCCAGAGCTGGCTGACTATTTGGTCAGTCGTTCATTCGTAATGTGGTCACCTGTAGTAAACAAGCCAATCTCTAGGCATGACTTTGGTTTGGATGGCGCGCTCGTGTCCGTTGAACTGAACAAAGGATTCGTAGGGGGTGCCGATGGTTGGGAATTCGTGGGCACCACCTTGCGTCTTTTTGCGAAGGAAAAAATCCTGGGCGAGTTGGTCTTTGATTCGTCCAATGGAGGCTTCGAGGGAAAGAGCGGGGGCATCGACGTCCGCATTGTTGAGGCGCGATGAAGGAAAAATTGATCGCTTAAAGGTTTTCATGGCCCGCCGCAAGGCGGGTTTTTCTTTTGCTTTGGAGAAAAATGTGAACGAACTGTCCAACATCGTGGCGGCCGAGCGCCGTCTGGAAGTCCTGCACCCCGCCACCCAGGAGCCGGTGGGCCTGGTGCTGGTCCTGCTGCCCGACAGCCACCCGCAGGTGAAGGCTGCAGCTCGTAAGTCGATCAACGAGCGGCTCAACCACCGCGGCAAGGTGACCGCCGAGCAGATCGAATCCAACCGCATCGCCATGCTCGCCGCCTCGGTGGGGGGCTGGGAGTGGCAAGGAGACCTGACCTTCCACGGCGACAAGCCCGCGTTCCAAGAGCAGACCCTGCGCCAGCTGTTGAAGGAACTGCCCTGGGTGGCAGAGCAGGCCGACGCAGCCCTTGGCGAACAGGCCGAGTTCTTTCGCCGACCTGACGAGACGGACGGCTGAGGCCGTTTACATCGCCGTCCGCTACGACATGGCGGACGAGAACGGTGAAACACGCCGGCAGCGCAACGAGCGCTTCGGTGCGGAATCCCCCGACGTGGAGGTCCCCATGGAAGGGGCCCACGTCTGGGACTGGTTCTGGGCTCTCTCAGCGCGACGCCGCTCTGGCCCGGAAGCGTTGACGTTTGCTGACGTCGGCGAATGGCAGCGACTGGTGATGGTCGACCTCCTTCCGCAGGAGGTGGAAATGCTGATGGCGATGGATGACCAGTACCTCCGCGCGGTGCGAGAGGACCAGGACGCGGCCCGAGCCCGCGCACTCGAATCACAGAAGAACGGGAGTCGTTGAACATGGCTGATATTGCCGAGCTCGGTTACAAGGTCGACAGCAGCGGGCTGGTCGAGGGCACCATCCTGTCGGCGGGGATGAGCCAGACGGCAGCGTCCAGATCGAACTCGGACCACTCGGCCTGGCGTAACTCTCCCGGCCTCACGAACACCAGCGGAGCCAGGGCGAGCGCCCAGCGCGTCACCGGTCTGCCCTGGTAGGCGTGGATGGCACGCAGTAGCGGCGCCAGCTCCTTCGGCTCGGCCAAGGCTGCGTAGTGGCGCTTTGGCTTGGGCTGCAGCGCCCCGCGCAGGTCGGCGACCGGATTGCGCTTGGCCAGCCCCGAGGCAATGGCGAAACGCATGATCTGCCCGCAGTTCTGTATCACCCGATGGCCGGACTCAATGGCGCCGCGCCGCTCCATGCGTCGCGCGATCGAGAGGAAGTCCGGGGCCTCGAGGTCAGCAGCCTGCCGGGAGCCGATCCAGGGGAACACGTCGTTCTCCATCCACGCCTCGACCTTGATGCGATACGACGGCGCCCAGATCCGGCCTTTCATCCACTCCCGTCCGATGGACTCGAACGTCAATGCGTCCAGCCCCGCCTTCGCCGCGGCTGCGTCCTTCTTCTGCTGGCCTGGGTCTGTGCCCTGGGCGAGTAGTCGCCGCGCATCCTCGCGCCGGTTGCGGGCCAGAGCCAATGTCACCTCCGGATACACCCCAAGCGCCAGGCGCTTCTCCTTGCCACCGAATCGGTACTTGAGCCGCCACCATCGGCCGCCTGCAGGTGAGATCTCCAGGTACAGGCCGCCGCCATCGAAGAGCTTCTGGGTTTTGCCGCTCGGCTTGGCGCGCCGAATCGCTAGATCGGAGAGTGGGGGCAT